AGGTGCACCATCAATTAAATTAGCTGAAGGCGGACTAAGTTATTTATTAGGAGTATAATGAAGCTAGGTGATTATAAAAAAGCCATGCGCCCTAAAAAATTTCTGAATTCAAGTTTTGTTGTCTACGATGGATCAATAGACGATCAAACAGTAGAGAGAAAAGAACTTGCTATTGGAGGAGGAGTTATTAAAGGAAAAGATTTAGGAACACGTGAAGGATTTGGAAGACCTAGAACATATGATCTTGATGCTATAGAAAAAGCTATTATAGAAGCTAATAAAGGATTGAAATACATATCCCAAGATGAATTAGGAGCAAAATTTGGTATAAAAAATAGAGGTCATTTATCGACAATTATTAAAAGAGAAAATTTACCTGATTTAGAAAGTTACGCAACTAAAGCAGAAAAAGCTTTTTTAGAATTATTTAGTGATCCAAATAGAAAAGCTACCGAAGTTGAAAAACCTCTTTATAAAATAAAACAAATGATTGGAGGTCATAAAACTCGTGCCGACAATAATCCAGATAGGGTAAGAATTGATGATATAAGTAAAGCTTTAAAAAATTCTAAAATTCTAGATTATAAAAAAGAGGTAAAACCTATAATTGATAAATTAAGTAGTTCAAATTTTTTAAAAAACATCAACTCAGATTGGACTATCTTAGATGTGGAAAATTCTATTCAAAGTAAAAGTATGCTACGTTCACCTAAAACTGATGCAGAACGTTTAATGGATTATGTAGTTAGAAATCAACAGATGTCTAAGGGAGATTCGGAGTTTAGTATTTATAGTAAAGATAATTTAAAAAAAAGAATTACTGATTTATCAAAAATTGATGCTTATCAAGATATTGCTTTTAAAGATGCTAGCGGAAAAGTTTATGATATGGATTATATAAAAACAAAAGGAAGAAGTGATCCATTATTTAAAGAGTATTTTGATTTACAAGACAAATTGTTTGATATGAAAAATAGAACTACATGGCCAGATGGTTCTGATATTGTTGATCCTAAAACAGGTAAGAAAGTAAATTTTGGAATATATTCAGGTCAGATGTATAAATATGGATATGGTTACAAAAAACCTTTTTCAAGATTTGCATATGATATAGACCACATTGATGGAGTTGGAAAAAATGCTTTTAAAAATCTTACAATACTGCCTCAAAGAATTAATGTAGCACTAGGAAGCACCACTAGATTAAATAATCCAAGTGTTGCTGATAAACTTGGTCAAGATTTTTTTCGTAACTTATCTGTTGACGATTTGTTAATGCAAGAAAAAAATTTAGGTAAAAAAATATTATTATTTAATGATAAGGGCGAGCATATAGGTAAAACATTAAAACCTTCCTATACAGCAGCGAAAACAGAACTAGAGAGAAAACAAGAATCTGAAATTAATAAGCTAAAGAAAATACCGGGTGTCACCACTGCAGATAAAGTAGAACAACCAGAAAAATCTAAAACAAGAGAAATGTTTGAATCCTTTAACGATAGAGCTAAAGCTTTAGGTAATACATATAGAAGTGTTAGACCTAGTATTGATACACTTACTAAAATAATCCCTGGTAAAGCAGATAATGCTTTAGCTGCTGCAATAGATTTTCCTATGATGTATATGTCAGGAGCACCATTAACTCAAGCTGCTGCAAGTGCAGGATCTATGTTTATTAATAATCCAAACATTGGTAAAGCAGTCAATATAGGTTTAGAGCAAGCTGCTTTAAGTGATGAAGAACAATTTTTAAAAAATGCTTCTAAAAGAAGAGAAGGAATTGAATCTATTTTAAAAAATATTCCTACTAGATTTAAAGAAAATATAGAACAAAACAAAGGTATTGAAGATGAAACAGAAATCTTTGTACCGTAAAGGTTTAAGTGGAGGCAAAAAGTTTGGCCCACCGCCAAAAAAAGGACCAACACCACAAGGCTTGAATATTTCGTATAATACTATAAAGATAATTAACCCGGAGAAAAAAACAAATGGCAGACATAGATAAGGTATTACCTAACATAAGCGAACAACCTGAACAGACAACAGACGAATTAGCTGTTGAGATGTCTGAGCAATTACAAGAACAAGCTCAACCAGGAGAAGTAGAAATTATAGATACTGAAGATGGTGGAGTTGAAGTAGACTTTGATCCTAACCAAATGGATCCGGGAGACGCATCAGATTTTAATGCTAACTTAGCAGAATTTTTAGATAGCCAACAGTTAACTGTTATCGGCTCTGGTTTATATTCAAATTATGTTGATTATAAAACTTCAAGAAAAGATTGGGAAAGAGCCTATACATCTGGATTAGATCTGTTAGGATTTAAATATGAAGACAGGTCGGAACCATTCTCAGGTGCTTCGGGTGCCTCTCATCCGGTGCTTGCTGAAGCTGTTACTCAGTTTCAAGCGCTCGCTTATAAAGAGTTACTTCCAGCTAATGGACCAGTCAGAACACAAGTAATAGGAGTTCAAACTCCAGAAAAAACACAACAATCAAATCGTGTAAAAGATTTCATGAATTATCAACTAATGGGTAAGATGAAAGAATACGAAGCGGACTTTGATCAGATGTTATTCTATTTACCATTAAGTGGATCAGCTTTTAAAAAAATTTATTATGATGAAGTATTACAAAGAGCTGTAAGTAAATTTGTCCCTGCAGAAGATTTAATCGTTCCATACACTGCAACATCTTTAGAAGACGCAGAAGCAATTGTTCACAAAATTAAAATATCAGAAAACGAATTAAGAAAACAACAAGTTGCTGGTTTCTATAGAGATATAGATATTGCTCCAGGGCAAGATAATTTATCTGATATTGAAAAGAAAGAAATGGAACTTGAGGGTGTTTCCAAAACTGGAAAAGACGAGGGTGTTCACACTTTATTAGAATGTCACGTTAATTTAGATTTAGAAGGTTTTGAAGATATGGGAGCTGATGGCGAACCAACAGGAATTAGATTGCCTTACATTGTAACCATAGAAGAAAACTCAAGAGAGATATTATCAATTAGAAGAAACTACGAACAAAATGATCCATTAAAAAACAAAATAGATTATTTTGTACATTTCAAATTTTTACCAGGACTAGGTTTTTACGGTTTTGGTTTGATCCACATGATTGGTGGCTTATCAAGAACTGCCACATCTGCTTTACGACAATTAATAGATGCAGGAACATTATCAAACTTACCTGCAGGATTTAAACAAAGAGGAATTAGAATACGAGATGATGCACAATCAATTAAACCGGGTGAATTTAGAGATGTAGATGCACCTGGAGGAAATATTAAAGATGCATTTATGACTCTTCCATTTAAAGAGCCTTCTCAAACACTATTAAACTTATTGGGTGTCGTAGTAAATGCAGGGCAAAGATTTGCTTCAATAGCAGACCTGCAAGTAGGAGACGGGAATCAGCAAGCCGCGGTGGGTACGACAGTCGCCTTGCTTGAAAGAGGAAGCAGAACAATGTCTGCCATTCATAAGAGAATATATTCAGCCCTTAAAAATGAATTTAAATTACTTGCAAGAGTATTTAAATTGTATTTACCTGCTGACTATCCTTATGATGTTGTTGGAGGACAAAGAACAGTCAAACAACAAGACTTTGATGATAGAGTAGATATTTTACCTGTCGCTGATCCAAATATATTTTCACAGACGCAAAGAATTTCTTTAGCGCAAACAGAGTTACAATTAGCAATGTCAAATCCGCAAATGCACAATTTGTATCAAGCATATAGAAATATGTATGAAGCAATTGGTGTAAAAAATGTTGACACAATACTTATTAGACCACAACCACCACAACCAAAGGACCCTGCATTAGAGCACATCGATGCACTTGCAGGGAAACCTTTTCAAGCGTTTCCAGGACAGGATCACAGAGCGCATATAACCTCTCACTTAAATTTTATGGCAACTAACATTGCTAGAAACAATCCACCTGTAATGGCAGGTCTTGAGAAAAATATTTTTGAACACATTTCATTGATGTCTCAAGAACAAGTTGAAATGGAATTTAGAGAAGAGATGCAACAGCTTCAACAAATGCAGATGCAGGCTCAACAAAATCCTCAAATGGCTCAACAAATGCAAATGCAGGCTATGCAGATAACACAAAAAATAGAATCACGAAAAGCTGTGTTGATTGCAGAGATGATGGAAGAATTTAAGGAAGAAGAAAAGAAAATTACTTCACAATTTGATAATGATCCTATTGCAAAACTAAGAGCAAGAGAATTAGACCTTCGAGCACAAGAGAATTCTAGAAGAGAAAAGGAAGGTGAGGAAAGAATTAATCTTGATAAGATGAGAACTATGATGAATCAACAAAATCAAGATGAAAAATTACAACAAAACGAGGAATTAGCTAATTTAAGAGCTGATACTTCAATACAAAAAACAATTTTAAGTAAAAATTTAGGAAATTAATATGTTACCTTGGAATTTAGTAGGAATGGCGATTAAAACAGGAGCCAAATTGTACTCTGACAAGCAAAAAACTAAAGAAGCGTTGTCAGAAGCTAAGCTTTTGCATGCAGAAAAGATGAAACGAGGGGAGATCGAGTACAAAGGTAAGGTATTTGAGAATCAGAAGGGAGACTGGAAAGATGAATTTATTTTATTGACGCTCTCGAGCCCCCTGTTTCTTCTTGCGTACAGTGTTTTTGCAGAAGACAAAGAAATTGAAGCAAAATTAGACCTATATTTTGAAAAGCTGCAAAATATGCCGTGGTGGATAACTGGACTTTGGGTCAGCGTCGTTGCGGCCGTATATGGAATAAAGGCTACGGATATTATAAATACAAAGGGAGGGAAAAAATGATAAAAAAAATCAAACAGAAGGTTTGCGAAATCATTTTAAAAGTGTTAAATATAAAACAATGTTTTTGCAATGGCGATTGTGCATGTAAAAACCCAAAGGAGAAAACAAATGCTTAAAAAAGTAGATAAAAAGAAAAATCCTGGTTTGGCTAAATTACCTAAAAAGGTAAGAAACAAAATGGGTTACATGAAGGACGGCGGTAGAGTTAATAAAGCTACTGGCGGCATGGTCAATTATGGCAAAAATGGTAAAATAACAATTTCTAAAAGTGATGTTGTTTCTAATGCTCCAAGAGCTCAAGTTAAAGGTTTTGGTTCTGTTAGATCTGATGTTAAAAATTTTAGAAAAGCATAGGTGATCAACCTATAGAAAAGGAGATAAACATGACAATAAGAAACCCAAATAAGTTCCCAAGATGGAGAGACTCTAACAGCAAGTGGTATAAAGTAGAAAATAAAGAATCTACTTTAGCTAAACTTGAGGAAAATCTTACAAGAGATGCAGACAAACCTAACAGAGTTGAGTTTTGGAACGAGTGTAAAGCAAAAGTAGAAGCTTTATAATATATTATGGCTAAACTTTGCCCAAGAGGAAAAGCTGCAGCGAAGCGTAAATTTAAAGTTTACCCTTCAGCGTACGCGAACATGTACGCATCAGCAGTTTGCTCGGGCAAAGTAACGCCTGGTGGTAAAAAGAAAAATAGAAAGAAAGCTGCTACGGGTGGCTTAATGAATATGAATAGTTATTACAAAGGATTAGTATAATGACAGTATACAAAGCAACAGATAAAAATAGAAATAAAAAAACTACTGATGGAAGATATGCTTCACCTACAAAAAAATCTCCTCCTAAGGTGCAAAAATATAAATATGGTAAAAACTATAAAAAATCTACCGATGGAAGATATGCTTCACCTACAAAAAAAACTACCGATGGAAGATATGCTTCACCTACAAAAAAATTTAAAAACGACATTAATAAACTACCTAGAGGTTTAAGAATGGATACTACTACAGGTATAGGAACCACTATTACTAAAAATAAACCTACAAACAAAGTTATTAATATGGGTCAAAGAATAGATACTAAGAAAAGTAGACCTAAAAAATTTAAAAAATAATTACAATGGCTGAAAAAGGTTTAAGAGAATGGGTAAAAGAAAAGTGGGTAGATATCGGAGCACCTAAGAAAAAAGGTAAATATCAACCTTGCGGAAGATCGAAAGGATCAAAACGTGCTTATCCAAAATGTGTACCATTAGCAAAAGCAAAAAGTATGAGTGCTTCACAAAAAAGTTCAGCAGTAAAAAGAAAAAGAGCAGCAGGTAATTCTGGTGGTAAACCAACTAATGTTGCAACGTTTGCAAAAAGACCTAAAAAAGCTGGAGGTGGTTTAACAAATACTCCTTATGTAGGAACTTATATTTCTGGAGATTTAGGCGGTGTAAAAGTTTCAAACCCAAGTTATAAAAAATATTATAAAGGAATAATTTAATGAACCTAGAAAAAGATTTACAAAGATTAAGAAAAGAAAAAGCATTAAAAGAATCCGCTACTGCTCAACTTAGAAAAAGAAGTAAAGACTCTTTAGCTAGACCTAGAGCAGAAAAAAATATTTTATCAGCTAATCCTGATATGCAAAAAATTTAATGACAATTAGAAAAACAACTAAAGGCAAAAACGCCAATTATAGACCAACAAAATCCGGAGCTGGAATGACAGCAAAAGGTGTAAGAGCTTACAGGGCAGCAAACCCTGGAAGTAAATTAAAAACAGCCGTGACTGGAAAAGTAAAGCCAGGATCAAAAGCTGCTAATCGTAGAAAATCATACTGCGCTAGATCACTAGGACAATTAAAAAGGTCATCAGCAAAAACTCGTAACGATCCAAATTCTCGTATCCGTCAGGCACGTAGAAGATGGAAATGTTAGACAAATTAATTTACAACTTTTTTGGTAGACTTGATAAAGCAATTGCATTTATTGAAACATATGCTATAAAAATTACAGAATACTGTTGGCAAACAAGAGTAAGAATTTTAAAGAAAAGGAGAAAGAAATGAAAAGAGCAATACTAGAAGCACTAGAAGCAAGATATAATGCACAGATGGCTGAATCTGATGCAACAATTAAAATATATCTAGAAAATTCCGTGGGTATAGGTGATCACCCACAACACATTGACGAAGTGGATAAACAATTAACTAAAATTACCGAAGCACAAGAAAAATTAAAAGAACTACAGGTGTTTAAAATATAATGACTTTTGAAAAATTTATACAAGAACTAAGAAAAACTATACATGATTCACAGCAATCAATAGGTGATACTATGATGGCTGGTGGGGTAAAAGATATGGAAAATTACAAATATCTTTTAGGACAAGCGCATGCGCTACAATTAATAAATCAGGAAATGATGAACCTGCTAAATCCGAAGGAGGATACAAAAAATGATCAAGGAGAAAACGGAAACGTCGTCAAACTCGACAGAACCGAAAATTAAACTTGCTTTAGAAGAAAAGTATAAAGAAGAAGTTAAAAGTTTGGAAGAAACAAAAAGATTAGATGAAGAAAATATCGGAGCTATTCAAGATGAGCTACCTCAACCATCGGGTTGGAGACTTTTAGTTTTACCTTTTACACCAAAAGAAAAAACTAAAGGTGGTATTATATTTTCACAAGAATCTTTAGATAAATCACGTATTGCTACAAACTGTGGATACGTAATTAAAATGGGACCATTGGCTTATAAGGATAAAGATAAGTTTCCTGAAGGACCTTGGTGTAAAGAAAAAGATTGGGTGATTTTTGCAAGATATGCTGGATCACGTTTACCAATAGAAGGTGGAGAAGTCCGTCTTCTAAACGACGATGAGGTTTTGGGAACAATTAAAGACCCAGAATCTGTGTTGCATTACATATAACATAGGAGGATGACTATGCAAGAAACAGACGAAAACAAAAACATTCCTATGGTTGATATTGATACATCAGGTCCAGAACATGATGTTGAAATAAAAGAAGAAAAACAACCAGAGGTAACAGAAGAAACATCTGACGCTACGGATAAAACTTATGAAAACGAGCGTGAGACTAAACTAGAAGAAGCTAGCCCCGAGTCACAAGAAGCTAGTGGCGAGGAAAAACAAAAGAAAGAAGAATTAGAAAATTATAGTAAAGATGTTCAAAGAAGAATAGCTAAACTCACTGGAAAATGGAGAGATGCTCAGCGACAAAGAGATGAAGCTGAAAGACAAAGAGATGAAGCAGTTAACTATGCTAAAGCTCAATCTAAAAAATATACTTCTTTAGAAACAGAGTCGATTAAAGATAGAACAAGTAAAATCCAATCTCTTCTTGAAGCTCAAAAATCAAGATTAGCTCAAGCAAGAGAAGCATCAGATATTAATGCTGAAGTAGACATTCAAAAAGAAATATCTAGGTTAGGTTATGAGGAAGCTAGATTAAGTGAATTTTCTAACAAAGCTGAAAAACAATCTGAGCCAGAACAGGCATTTACTCAACCTATTCAAACTCAACAAGAACAACCAGAAGTTATCCCTGACGCTAAAGCAGAAATTTGGGCGTCAAAAAATAGATGGTTTGGTACAGATAAAGCTATGACTTATACGGCTTTTGATATGCATAAAACACTTGTTGATGAAGAAGGTTATGATCCTAAATCAGACGAATATTATACTGAAATTGACAAAAGATTAAGGGTTGAATTTCCGCATAAATTTGATACTAATAATGATATAAAACAAGGTATTACGACTAAGCCTGTGCAGACAGTAGCGTCGGCGACGCGAAGCACAAAATCTGGTCGCCAGACTATCAGGCTCACCCCTTCTGAAGTCGCTATCGCCAATAAATTAGGAGTGTCATTAGAAGATTATGCAAAACAAAAGAAAATCATGAAGGAGGTTTAAGCATATGGAAAAAGATAAATTAAAGACCCCTCGTGCGAGTGAAACTAGAGAGTCTGGAAACAGACCTAAAACTTTTACTCCACCGTCTGCACTAGATGCACCTGACGCGCCTATGGGTTATAGGCAAAGATGGCTAAGAGCCGAAATACTAGGTTTTGAAGATACAAAAAATATGTCTGGAAAACTTAGAGGAGGATGGGAATTAGTGAGAGCTGATGAATATCCAGGAAAACATTTTGATTCTTATGCTGAAGGAAAATACGCAGGTGTTATAGGCGGAGGCGGCCTTGTGTTGGCAAGGATACCGGAAGAGCTCGCAAAGTCTCGAGAGGAATACTATCAAAAGTTGACCAAAGATAGAGACGAAGCAATAGCAAACGACCCTCTTAAGGACCAGCACAGTAGTATGCCCATCAACGCTGATAGGCAAAGTCGCGTAACTTTTGGTGGCTCTAAAAATTAATTTTTTAGCGATACCGAGTACGTAATATAAACTTTAAAAGGAGAACAACATGGCTATATCAAGAGCCCAGTTAACAAAACAACTGGAACCAGGCTTAAATGCCTTATTTGGTTTAGAGTATCAAAGATACGAAAATCAACACGCTGAAATTTTCGAACAAGAATCTTCAGACAGAGCTTTCGAAGAGGAAGTAATGTTATCAGGATTTGCAAACGCTTCAACAAAAGGTGAAGGTTCTGCAATTACTTATGATTCTGCAAACGAAACATTTACAGCAAGATACACGCACGAGACTATTGCTCTAGCGTTCGCAATCACTGAAGAAGCGATTGAGGATAACTTGTATGACAGACTTGCGTCTAGATATACAAAAGCTTTAGCAAGATCTATGGCAAATACTAAACAGGTGAAAGCAGCTAATGTATTAAACAATGCATTTAGTAACTCAGCAGTCGGCGGTGACGGCAAGCCTTTATTGGCTACTGACCACCCAACTGTAGCAGGAACTTTTTCTAACACTTTAGCAACTGCAGCTGACTTAAACGAAACTTCATTAGAACAATCATTAATTGATATTAATGCATTAACTGATGAAAGAGGTTTAAAAATTGCGGCTAGAGGAGTAAAAATGATTATTCCTTCTGAGTTACAATTTACAGCTGAGAGATTAATGAAATCTACTCAAAGAGTTGGAACTGCTGATAATGACATCAATGCTATCAACAACATGGGAATGATTCCACAAGGTTACACTGTGAATAATTTCTTAACTGATACAGATGCGTTTTTCATCAAAACTGATGTGCCTAATGGAATGAAATATTTTGTTAGAGCGCCAATTAAAACAGCAATGGAAGGTGACTTCGATACCGGTAATGTTAGATATAAAGCAAGAGAGAGATATTCTTTTGGTTTTTCTGACCCTAGAGGTATGTTTGGTTCACCTGGTCAATAATAAATCATAGGAGGATAAAATTATGGCAATTTCACAAGTTGGTTTTGGACTTAAACCAATAAATAAATTAGGCTCAAATTACACAGCAGCTCCTGTGAGTGAGTATAAACAAGTTGGTAGACCGGAATATCAAATGACATTCCAATCACCTGTTAGAATTCAAAGGTTTCTTGGTAATAAGGTTCAGCCAACTTACTCTCGATTCAACGAAGTTGATGGATCTTTTGTTGGTGCTCAATACGATGATGCTAGTGGTAAACCTTTGTTTACTGATCATTATACGTCTGGAGAACTTAATCACTTACCACGTAGTTTTGAAGCAGGTTTTAATGATAGTTTTACTCAGTTTGTTACAGATGATCCGTATCAACTGTATCTTATCAAGACTGATGGAAATCTTACTCTTAGTACTATGAATGGTAACTTTAGACCAGATAAAGCTGCATCAACAGCAGAAGGTAATTCTTCTGACGGTAAAAGAAGTATAGTTAAACTTGATAGTAGTACTAAAGCTAATACTAGTCAGCTTCAACTACAGTACATAGCTTTTGGTACAGGTGCGGATGATATCCAAACGTCTAAAGACAATGGTTATAACATTGAAGATGCTATCTTAGATGCCGGAAGTAATGTTGTAGTTAGATTGAATCAAGCTAAGTACGTAGATAATAGTAATAGTAGATTTTAGAAAATTTATAACAATTTTATTAAAAGGCCTCATTTTTTGGGGCCTTTTAATGTTGAAATAATAAATTTAGGAGGAAAAAATTATGGCAATTTCACAAATTGGTTTCGGACTTAAACCAATAAATAAAACAGGTTCAAATTATAATGCAGCTCAGGTGACTGAGTACATAAGCTTAGGAAGAGTGTACTATCCTGCTGCTTTCCAATCT